ATAACCTTTTGCCAGTCTTTCCCGGCTGCCAAGCATAAGTTAGACTGTCTTGCCGGACAGTATGTGCTTTCTCGAAAAGCGCATTAGGAACGCCAATTCATGTTATCTTTGCGCGGTGTTATGAATCGGGAAGAACGTTCCCGCTTGGTGCCAGTTCAAGTTCATGCGCTCTCACTGGCATATCCGGAGCCGGTTTTCCTCGCCACTATCTCGCGGCTGGATACTGCGGCTCCATCTTCTACCGCAGGAGATCAACCCTGCGGGCAACCGTATTGATTGCCGTCAACCATCCATCACGCTGGATTGGCAAGGGCGCTGGTCTTTGCCGAGTGTCAGCTTCGCATGTTGACATGTCATACAAAGCTATGTTTTTAGGGCCTCCACGGTCTTTGGTGGCTGTCAGCCCATATCTCTGCACGGGTTTTGGGCTTACCCGTCTTTTGCTCCACTGGGGACTTGAACCCCACCATGTTCTCGTTTAAGCAGAGCATAATGCGCGCTTGCCGCTACTTAAATGGGCGTTCCGCAGGTTACGTCAAAGTGTGGGGCATATTTGCGGCCTGCTGGAGTCGAACCAGCGTCTGAGTTATTGGGATACCGACCGCCGCATATCTTAGGGCGCATTGACTTATCAACACGCCCCGACGCACTCCGAAAAGATACGCCTCGTTCCGCCTACAATGATACCACAAAATTATCGTTTTGTCAATAGTATTTCTGTTTTGTTAATGCAGGATGCTTTACTTTATACCGTTTGTATAATGCAGCTACTGTTCTGAACATTTGCTAAATTGTAGTTCATGCCATTGAGCATCTCCCTTCAGGCTTGCGGGCGTAGGCAATCCACGTTTTGCCGTAACTATCAAAATTGCAAGCTCCAGTGAAATCAAGTGTTGCTGGCCTGCTTGATGTAGCATTCACCAGCATCCAACCATTTACTTCAGTGCCAAGCGATCGCTTGCCAGTTGCCCATACAGGCTTATGGTTCATGCATTTTAGTTGTTCCAGCGTCAGCGGTTTGTTTCCCGGTTTGGCGCGGCGGTTCCATGCTTTTGCGGCTTCATTGTCATTAAGGCATCCATCCGTTCTGGCGTAGCATCCATCATTTGCGCAAAGCACATATGAAAATCCATCCGCATTGTGCCGAATTTCTGGCTTACGTCCACAAAACGGGCACGCTTTCAGTTCTTCACTCATTCTGTTCACGAATCCTTTCTGCAATATCATCGAATACGACCGGAATTTTCGCTTGTAATTCATGCAATAGTGGTACCATAAGTTCTCGAATTTGAGGGTGGGCGCGCTTATTGCACCGTAATTTTAATATATGGCGAATTTCTCTCAAATTCGCGGTACAAACAACTTCTGTTTTCAAGCTGTTCGGTAGTACGGAGCGGGCTTCTTCGGGCGTTGCACCAGCCTTTAACATATCAAAATAAAACGTTTCTGCGTGTTGCATGGCATTGTACCATGCAAAGTCTTTGTGCGTGAATCCCCTTGACGCGCATGGAATTTCTTCTTCCATATCCAAATAAGTCATGTCGCTCAAAAAGCAAGGCTGAATCACAGTAATTTCATTGCCAAATCCGTCCTTTGAGTAGTTGCAGTACCTTGTACTTTCCTGGCAGTTGTGTACAACGATACTATTTGCGACATAATTATGATATGGCTCTTCCATTGTAATATCATAGACTGGCTCAGCACCTAATTCTTGAATGGACACTATTTTGTCTTTGAATACTCCTATTGCTCCGTCATGATGCCATAAGTGGTGACAGTGCGGGCAAAGTTGCATCACATTCTCTGCGGAATTATCCGTTGGGTTTTTGTTTTTGTGATGGATTTCAATATTGCTTGTAGAACCGCACCATTCACATTGATTACGCTCTAAATGTCTAACGCTTTCTTGATATCCAGCTTGTTTAGTTACAAAGTTGCGGTCTTGAATGTAAGCTGGGTTATTTTTGCCAGTCATTTTTTTTGAAATGTTTTCTCGCTGCTCTTTCGTAAACATTCCCTTGTTCCCGTGTCCGGGATGCCTGTTTGGCCTATCAGACCAAGGCTTTTTTATTCCAAATTTTTTGAACGCCTTGTAAACATACGATTCACAGCATCCTATAAAATCAGCTGTTTCCTTCCTGGTATGATTTTCAGTTAAATAATAGTTACGCAACCAATCTTCATTTTCCAAGAGTTCCTTACCGTTTGAATATATATAATCTCCTGCCGATAGGTCTTTAAGCTCAGTGTACCCATTTGGAGTATAAATTCTATGGTCTGCTGTGCATTTAAGCGCTCTACCACTTTCTGTAATGACTTTTAAAATCGGTTTAATGCCCATATATGTAATTTTTTTGATATGGTTTGGGACAATAATATTTGTGGCTTCATCAACGCTTCTCGCCTTAATAAGTTGCAATCTTCCTTTACGCTTCACGTCAAACTGCCAATCAAATAACTCTTTAACCGTCCACGATTTTTGAGCCATTGAGCGAATTACAGTATCTCCAGAAACGCAAAATGCGGCGATTCTGTGTCTTACAAGCTCATGTGATACGCCCCGGTCGCAGATAAAGCGAACGGTAATGGAAACGTGCTCAAGCACGCTCTCATCGCCCATCTGAATTAGTTTACGGACAAAATCAGGAGCGCTCGTTTCAGTTATGTTGCCTTCGGATCTATGCGAAACGCGGGCGATAAGTTCAATCTTTTTTAGGATTGCTTGCCCGTCAATCGGGTCCATGATTTCATAACTTGGCTTTATAATTTTCATGATTTTTCTCCTTCCAGATTACGGCCGCCTAATTGCTCCTGAAGCGGTGAAAATATTGGCGAAAGATTCAATTCGCTGCTGATAGAATAAATAGGCTTGTCTGCTATCTTTGCCGCCGCATACTCCATGCAGCAGCCCTTTGATTCCTGCCATCCATCGCATAGCCACAAAGCGTCACATCTGCTTAACATTTCAAGGCACATTTCCATCCCAACAATGTACGGAATTTCTGTGTAAAGGAACCCGGTTGCTTGCAGGGGAGACAGAAAAACTGTCTCCGGAAACTTTTTTACAAGCCGCTTTACCATCTGCTTTGCATCTTCGACGTTATTTTCGTCGCCACCATAAGGATGTGCCAGATAAACTGCTATCATGATTTTTCCCTCTTCTGCGCAAATGGTAAGTCAATCATTTCCGGCTTATGCTCGTGTGTCCAGATAGCGCAAAGCATATTCCAAAGAAATGCCCGGTCGTGCTTTTCATCGTTCCACCCGGCGCGGAATTTGAGATAATGGCGGACACCGCTGTCTATGTAGCAATGGAGCGGTATGCCCTTTTCCCAGTTACGTTCCGAATATTTGGCGGCTCCTGCCTCATAATGTTTTGCGACATCAAGCATCCAGTCAGCATAGTAATTATTGCCGCGAGAATTTGGAAAATCGTCCATGAAGCGGACGGCTGCGCGATAAAGACAATTATCGTCGCCCCCGCGAATGTAATCGTTTATTTGAAATAAAACTTCATCGTACTCAACCGGATTGCCTAATGTAAACATCTTTGCCAGCACGTCGAGGGGGAGAAGGTCGCAGCGGCCTTTCCCTTCTGCAATGTCCCGAACTGCGCCAGTGCCAAACGACCGGCGCAATCCACTGTCTTTTACGGTTTCTGTCATATGCTTTTTCTCCCATTCTTCAAATTTCATAGTTAGCAACTCTCTTTCGTATAGCACCAACTTTGTGGCGGACGAGTAAAGCCAAAGTCTTGCAAAGCCATAGATGGCGTATATTTCGCAACTTCTGAAATTTCCCACCCATACGCTTTCCCATTTCCATATTTAAGAATTTCTGCATCAGTCAAGCAACTTTTGCCGCCATCACCATTTTTGTAATCAGCCCAAAAGCGGCGCACCATGAATTCGCCAACAATTGCTTGCTTCCCATTCCGCGTCTCATAAACATAGACTTTGAATGGCAAGCCCACGCGAGGAATTGTTTTGCGCACTTCGACAGTCTTTTCTCCGCTTACAATTTTTCTCCACCATTTAGGTCGTAAGCTAAGGATAATCTCAACCATTTTCTGGCGCTCCTTTTTCAACCAATTTCAAGGCCTTGCAGGCGCTTTCTACCCGCAGGAGTATAGTTTTAAGCTCCCCTATAGATACCG